GACCCTGCAGATTTTGAGCTCGGCGCAGGGACGATCAACACTCTGCCCCCCGGCTATGACATCGCTGCTGCAGATCCTAAAAGACCGTCTTCTAATTTCGAATCGTTTACAACGGCGCTTGCCAAGCATGTTGGTGCTGCGCTTGAAATACCGTACGAGCTCCTATTAAAAAACTTTACAGCGAGTTATTCCGCAAGCAGGGCAGCGCTTCTTGAGGCTTGGAAGGCTTTCAGGATGCGCCGTACTTGGTTTGCTAACGACTTTTGCCAGCCAATTTATGAAGTATGGCTCAGAGAAGCGGTATCTATAGGACGTATCGATGCGCCCGGGTTTTTTAATGATCCCATAGCAGCAAAAGCGTGGGCGAGGGCGGAATGGCATGGGCCTGCGCCAGGGCAGGTAGATCCGGTTAAAGAAGTCCAAGCGGCTCAAATGCGAGTGCAAAACGGCTTTTCCACAAGGGAAAGGGAATCGATTGAGCTTATTGGCAGCGACTTTGACAGAAATATAGACCAATTACAGCGGGAAGTTGAACGCATGAAGGCTGCTGGCATCCCCACACAGCCACAGCAGGGCATGTAAGGGAGGTGAAAAATTGGACAAATTCTGGCAAATTAAGAATATAAGCGATGACGAAGCGGAAATCGTCCTATATGGTGAGATTTACTCTGATGGCGGGCTTTGGTTGGACGAAGAGGGCAATATAACGACACCTCGCCAGTTTTATGATGACCTGAAGGCCTTGGGAGACGTAAAAAAGTTAACAGTAAGAATCAATTCAATAGGTGGTGATATCTTCGCAGCACAGGCTATTTATACCCAACTTAAATCACATAAAGCAAAGGTGGTGGCCATTATTGATGGCATAGCTGCCAGTGCGGCAAGCGTGGTAGCCATGGCCGGGGATGTGGTCAAGATGCCCAACAATGCCCTCATGATGATACATAATCCTGCGATGGGCATGCTCGGCTATTTCACAGCCGATGAAATGAAAAAATATGCAAAACAACTGGAGGTGGTAAAGGAAGGTATTATCCATGCGTATGCCGGGAAAACTGGATTAGATGCAGAAAGAATATCCAGAATGATGGACAAGGAAACATGGATGACCGGCAAGGAAGCTAAAGAGCTTGGTTTCGTTGATGAAATACTCTTTGAGGATGTGCCGGTTGCGGCTCGAGGGGGAGTATTAATCGTGAACGGTGTCAGGCACGATTTGTCTAAGCTTAGCGTCCCACTGCCAAAAATAATAAATGGAGTGTCCCCAGAAAACGTGTCAATGGAAACGGCAGACGAGGGCGAACCGTGGGAAGCCCCTAACCTAGAAGATTTTACGGATAAAAGCTGGGACGAGCTATCTGATGCCGAGAAAAGACGCATTGCCGGGCATTTTGCCTGGGCTGCATCCATGCCACCCGAAAGATATGGGGATCTTAAACTTCCACATCATAGGCCAAGCGATGGCAAGGTGGTGTGGCGAGGTGTAGCAAATGCGGCGGCCAGACTTGAGCAGAGTAACATCCCACAAGCCGACATGAGTAAAGTAAAAAATCATCTTGGAAGGCATTATGAGCAGTTCGACAGGACCCCGCCCTGGGAAGACAAAGCGGGAAATAATGAAAGTAAAAAGGAGGGCAAGCTGTTGGAAGCTAAAACTGTAGAAGAATTAAAAACAATATATCCAGATCTCGTAGCAAAGATAGAAGCGACGGCAAGAGAAGAGGGAATGAAGGCAGAAAGGGAAAGGATTAAGGCAATAGACGAGATTGCATCCGTCATGCCAAAGGATCTTGAAACAAAGGCAAAGTTTGAATCTCCGATGACGGTAGAGCAGGTTGCGATAGAGCTGCTAAAAATAGAGGCAGCCAAAAAGAAAGAGGCCATGGCTAAGATGATGGCCGACAGCCGTGATTCGGGTGTTGACGATATAAACGTTGCCCCCGAGGCTCACGACGATAAGGTACAGAAGGAAGTAGTTATAAAGTCCATGGCTGAATTAATAAGCAAAAGGAGGGCAAATAAATGGCAGAGTTAGTTCAGAATCTTGGTTCTTTTGTGCCGGACAATCTGATAGTTGACGGATCTGTACCGATCCTGACAAAGGCCGTAACGCTGGAAGCCGGGCAAGGAACATTACAAAGGGGGACAGTGCTCGGCAAAGTAACAAAAGCAATTAACGAAGTTGTTGGCCCCGGTGAAGCAAAAGGAACAATAGGCACAGTCATGCTTGGCAAAGTAGCAAAGTTAGGAACGTACACTTTAACATGCATAACTGCTACTGCCCAAGGAGTTCCGGCTGTCTTTGAAGTCATCGATCCAGATGGTATACGCCTGGGTGATGCAGTAGCAGGAAAAGCATATACCGGGCCCATCAATTTTATGATCACAGAAGCCACTGGTTTTGCAAAGGACGACGTATTCACCGTTACTGTTATTGCCGGCAGCGGCAAATACAAAAAAGCAGATTCCACAAATGGAGATGGCAGCCAGGTTGCAGATTGCATCCTTGCAGATGATACTGATGCGGCTACACAAGATGCAACAGCTGTTGCATATGTAAGCGGGCATTTCAACAGAAAGGCTTTAATAGTTGGTGGTTCAGATACTGTAGACATGCACGAAGCTAAATTGCGTGAGCTTGGGATATTCCTGAGCGATAATGTGCCTTATTAGGAAGGAGAGTGATATAAATGGCAATAAATATCTATGAAACCAGGACGATGATGCAGGCGCTTGAGTTTTCATTGCCTGTGCGCACATTCTTCAGGGACACATTTTTCCCCGGAGTCCAGACTTTTGTAACTGAAAAGGTCGACGTGGATATCAAGAAGGGTAAACGCAAGATGGCTCCCTTTGTGGCTCGCAGGCGTGGTGGAATTACTGTAGATCGTGGCGGATTTAGCACCGACACCTACACGACTCCCTACATTGCTCCCCAGAGAGCCATCACGGTTGACGACATAATGAACAGGATGCTTGGAGAAAATATTTACAGTACTAGGACGCCGCAACAAAGAGCACAGGAACTCCTTGCCTCTGATCTAGCCGAACTTGATGAAATGATTACCAGACGCGAAGAGTGGATGTGCAGAGAGCTACTTTTAAATGGCACAGTTACGATAAAAGGCTGGGTGGATAAGGTCGATGGTGGAGCAGATTATGTCGAGGATGTCATTGACTTCCAGTTCGAGAATCATAAAACACTGACTGGGAATGATGCATGGGATAAGGGTACATCCAAAAAATTGGATGATCTGAAAAGAATAAGATTGTCCATCATCCAAAGTTCAGGCAAAAACCCAAACGTAGTCGTGATGGCAAACAACGTTGTTGACCTGCTGCTTAGCGATGATGACGTAAGGATATTATTTGACATCAGAAATATAACGCTTGGATCCATACAACCTCGTATTCAGATGGACGGAGTTACTTATGTTGGCACACTAAACGCGCTTGGCATTGAAATTTACACCTATGACGAGTGGTTCGTGGATGATGATGGGACGGAGAAGGCAATGGTGCCCGATGATTACCTGATCATGGCGAGCGTTGGTCTTGGATCAAGGCTATACGGCGCTGTTACCCAGATGGAGGAAGCGGACGGGCAGTTTCACACATACGAGGGCACCAGAATCCCGCGCGTGTGGTCAGACATAAACAATGATGTTAAAATGATCCGCCTTGCGTCCAGGCCGCTGCCCAAACCGGAAGACGTAGATTCTTGGTACGTCTTGAAGGTTAAATAAGGTTGGTGATGGCATGGCCATATTGATTAAGAGATTTAAGATTCGCCACAATGGTGTAACGTACGGCCCCGGCGAACCTGGCGGTAACATCCTATATGGCCTTTCTCGAGAAGAAGAGGACAAGCTGATAGCAGAATCTAATGGCACGATCGAACGATGCGCTGAACCTCAATTTGATCAGGAAGCGGAAAGCTCAAAGCCTGGCCCGAAACCAAAGGCTAAGAGACCTAGCGCTAGCCGCAAAAAAGAAGAATAATGGCAAACTTTAAGGATTT